ACTTAATGCAACAACTAGTTGTGGTGTAACTGTACCTTGAGCTGATGTTGAACCAATACCTGCTATGTTTTCTGTAGCACTAAAGATTAATGAACCTTGTGCTGAAGTACCTGCTTGTCCTGGCGCATTTTCAGTTAAATTGAATTGTGGCCCCCCTTGACCAGAAGTAGCTGCTATTCCTGTAGGATTGGTTATAGCTGTTGCTATTATAGTACCTTGTGCAGATGTGCTTGCTATTCCAGATGGGTTAGTTTGCGCTACATAAGATGGGGTACCTTGAGATGCTGTTAAACCAAATCCGTCAGAATCTTCTGAAATGTTTAATGATACTTCACCAACAAATGTGCCCATTTTAGCAGCAAAGTTTCTAAATAAAGGCCCTGCTCTAAAAGTTGTAGTTTGATTTTTACTGTCGTTATCAGGTCGTGGATCTTTTAAAACATCACCACGAGTTTTCTTTAAATATTTTTGTGGTTCTAGCTGTGGGTGCTTAGACTCAAAATCAGATTTATGAACTTTGATACCTGTCCACTCTGTGCGAGCGTCTTTGTATCTAATTTTACGACCATAACGATCATCTATTAAAAATGCTTTCTTTCCTGAAGAATATCTAGCCATTAATAAACCTGCGGTAAAACGTGAAAACTTACTCTTTCTCTATCTTCTTCTCTTGCTTTTTCCCAGTCTTGATCATACAATGGTTTTAGTACTGCAAGTCTATCTGGTGCTTTTTTAACAGCAAGTTCTACTGCCAAGCCACTAATTAATGCTGGCAAATATCTTCTTGGTATATCAGGATTCTGTGTGTATGTTGCCGAAACATCTTGTGGATATTTGATACTCCAAGTTACTAATTGATAATAAGTTTGATCGGGTATAGGCCACAAGTAAACTTTATGAGTTGCTGAAGCCGATGATGTGAATTGTGAGTTTCTTTCAACTGCGTATTGCACAGGCTTGCCTGTGTTTAATTTACTTGGAATAGCTAGATATTCATCCATGCTAATTCTTTCAATTATAATATCTGAAGTTGCTGATGTATCTGAATTATCTCTAATTGCTGCATCAAGAATATCTAAATGTGATGTTGAATTAAACGTAATATGATCTTGATCTTTAGTCATATTAGTTGTTTCTAAATCTAATGTAAATAAATTTACACCATCATTAACCCATTTAGTTAGTAATAAGTTTAATGAGCGTCTAGCTGTTTTTAAATCATATCCACTTTTAGTTTCAATACCACAACGCTCGTAAGCTTCTTGTATTATTTCACCAGTGTCAAGATTAAAAGTATAAGTACCAGAGGTAACCATACTAGTCTCCTATCCCATTAAAGCTGTTTTGATAACCCAAAGAAATTGTGCTAATACCATAAAACCTACAGTCCACAATACTTTATTAATGCCATCAATTGACTTTTGTAGATGCCAAATGTGATTATTTTTTACTGTGTCAATTTCTTGTCTCAGTAATTTTATTTCACCTTGAAGCTCCACAATATCCAGCTTGTTTTTTATATCTATTTGTTCATCCATGCTAAGCTTGAAATGTAGTTATACTTTCGCATTTACCTATCTCAAACTTTACAAAGCAACCATCTTTAAAATGCAATCCTTCATCTGGTATTGTCATATCTCTAATGACAGTAGCTGAAGCTACAGTACCAACTTTTAATATACTAGTTCCTGAGCTAATAGCTGAAGCATCTGAAGTGTTTAAAAATTCAACCGTGCCAGCTGCTGCATCATTGACAATATTTGCCCCCTTTAATCTAGTAGGGCCTGCAAATACAACGTCTGCCGCACTTGCAGTTGTTCCTGCAATTACTGTTCCAGCTGGATCACCAACTGCAGTTATGGATGTTATTGTTTTAAAAAATTTACTTCCTGTTGCAGCACCTGTGTCTGCTCCAGTGATTGATTCTGTCATCGCTGTACCTGTAACATCTGTTCCCACAACAGTAAATGAAATACCGCTGTCGTCTCCACCTGATGTAATCTCAGTTATTCTACCTGAACTATTAGTTACAGAACCACTGTCAGCCAATGCTCCGCCAAGCGTCAATGCCGCATTGTTCGCAACTTGTGCTGAAGCTGAATAACCATTATCATCTGCTGCTATAGTATCTGATATGAATGTAGACTTTACGTCTGAAAATCCTGCCATAGTTTTGTCCTTTATAAAAAGTGAGGCTTTTACACCTCACTCGATGTTAATTAGTTACGCGGTATAACCGAAAAATTCTATAAGTATTTTTCCAGCTGTATAATCAGCGTCTGTTGCCGCACCAGTTACCATATAAATATATTTATCTGCTGCTGGCGGTGTTGGAATACTGATTACGCTATTTAAAGCTAAATCACCACTGTCACACATTTGCACTTGGTTTGTTAAACCTGTTATTGCTGCATCTTCTGTACCAGTTGCTTCATCCGCATACCATAAGTTGATATCTGGATCTCCACCTGCTGGAGCTTCTAAGCAAGTTAATTTTCCGCCTAGAACTGTTCCATTTACTGCTGCTGTAATTTGTCCAATATGAGAATTAGCAGTTGCTGCTTTTCCGATGATATCACCAGAACCAGATGATGCTAAACCTGTTAAATCAATTAAAATTTTAGTATGAAAAATACCGCCTGTTTTAATTACTGAAGCTGCATAAACTGTACCTGTACCAGTTGTAATACCCGTACCAGCAGTTGTTGCAATAGTGTTTCCAGTTAGAGTTGATCTTCCTGTTACACCTAATGTTCCAGCAACTGAAGTGTTACCACTTGAATCAATAGTTGTGTTTTCTGTAATAACACCTGTAGTGCTATTTTTTGAAATTTGTGAAAAGCCAGTTTCTGATCTGACTGTTCCGTTAAAAGTAGTTGTTCCCATTGTCTTTTCCTTTTTTATTATGTCTGCCTAAGCAGTCTCTGGGTTATGTAAGGGGGCACTTTTTATGGCGCCCCCTTTAATTAATTTAGCTTGGGTTTGATCCAAACACGCCACGCCAGTCAGAGAAACCAAAAGAGTATCTCTCTCTTGCTTTGTATCTAACGTTGCCAGTTTCGAAATCACCTTCCATAGAAGATTTGATAGGAGCTCTACCAAACATCTTCATACCGTTAGGTGAATCAGTTCTGATAAAGAAATTGTTTGCATCAGTAAATCTATGATTTACATAATATCCACCAGGTAACATACCCATTGAATTTGTTGCATTGATATCATTATCAGCTGTGCCCACTCTACCTGGAGATTTTAACAATCTCTCTGCAACAAACACTAATTGTCTTGGAATATGCAAAGTTTTACCTTGCAATGCTACTGGGATATCTCTATCATCAGTAAATCCAGCAATAGCAATTAAAGCAGTTTCTAAAGAAGTTTCAGAAAGTTCTGCTTGTACTGCATATGTGTTAGATGCTGTAGATCCACTTTGAAGTGGGTGCGCAGTCGAACATAATACAACTCCGTCGCCACCTAATTGAGAAGATGAAAACGCATTGTTGTATACATTTGATGCTTTTGTTTGTTTTGCAGAAGCCATTGATCTAGCTAATGCTTTCGTTAATCTAGTTGACAACTTGTCATACAGATTGTCTTCCATAGCTTCCTCAGTAATTGAGAATGCCATAGCAACTGTTTCGTGTTGATATCTAGCGATCCAACCTTCTCCAGTATCTGCATAGTTAACGCCTTGACCTTCCATTTTTACAGAAGCTTCCCCAAAACCTGGGAATAAAACTTCTTCTTCGAAGGCTCTATTAGATGATTCCTCATCGAATAGTACTGCATGTTCATTTTCGTGACTGTTATATTCAGTCCCAAATATTGCATGTAAGCCAGGTACTAATTCTTTAAGGAGCTGTGCTCTTGAAATAGCCATAGTGTATTATCCTTTCCTAATTAAATACCTGTAACGCCTGTAGCGCCGTTACCATGTTGATGTGAGTTAATTCTCACTAGTATGTCCATAGTAGTTCCAGCTGCTGTGTAACCCAAATCATTTTCCGCGCTACCTAAAACCTGTAGTGGGAATGTGTTTGTAGTATCTTTAGTGCTAGAGTCTGCTACGAGACCACTTTTGTGAGTTATTGATGAGCCTGTAGGTGATGCTACAATTTGTACCAGTTCTCCAACGTTAGCTGCTACCAAAGCGGTAGACGCTTGGTCTGCTTGAATCTTAAATAAAGTATTAGGGTCGTCATAGACATATGCTTTATATTGAGCTTTAGCAACTTGGCCGTTAGCGATTGAACGTACAAACTTTACATCTCCAGTTGAATTGTCCTGAAATTCTGCTCCCCAGAAAACACCAACAACAGCTCCAGGTGAAGCAGCTCCTACATCAGTAACCAAAAGGCCCGCTGAGTAAGTAACTAAATCCCCTTCAAAGTATGCTGTAGGCGCAGTAGCAGCTATTCTATAGCCGTTACCATCAGTAAAATTGTTGGCTCTGATTGTTCCGCCAGTAGCTTGTCGTACTGGTTCTAATCCGTATCCTGCCATAATTTTCTCCTTAGTGCAAGTTTAAAGTTAATCAGTTTGATAAAGCGCTGTCAGTTAGACTTACTTTTCAAACTTTGGTCTTTCGATTCGTCCACCTCTTGTCGAAGAAGAAGTAGAGTCATCAGTGACTGGCATATTTGGATTTTGCTGACGCATATATTCTGCGTTGTAGGCATTACCCATCTTTCTAGTCTGATCTTCGTAGTACGCTTTTTTCTGATCAACTAATTCTTTTGTGTTTTTCATAAGAATCAGATCACCAGATCTAACTGTACCTGCGTGTTTGCCAGCAGACATTACGTCAGCATGATAGTCATCCCCAAGTTCATTAGGTGTAACTGGCTCATAGCCTTCGCGTAGTCTTTCGTGAACATTTGCATCATCTGTGTTATTCAATAATTCATGTCTAACCCAGACATATTCCATGTCCGCTTGTTTTTTGTTTTCAGGAATATCTAATTTTTTCATAGGTTCCCAAACTTTTTTTCGAGTTGCCGAAGCTCTAGTTGTACGACTGGTTTGTGTTGCTTTTGTCATCTTAACCTCCCGCCTGTGTTTGGCGCACTTTTTGTCGCGCATATTCTTGTAAAGAAACTCCCAATCTATTAGCCATCTCAACTTCCGTTTTAGTTAG